CAGTCAATTCTAAGCTTATAGAATCAATTGTGGTATCACTCATGTTTACACCTACCTTTCGTGATAAAAAGAAAAGAGCGAGATTCCACAATCTCACTCTTTTTTAAAACTATCGCTCCAAGATTTCAGATTGTTGTATGCTGCAATCGTCTTATCTTCTTGTGTCATATTTTTGTCACGATTATGTTTAAGTAATTTTGGTTCTTTTGAATAATGTATTCTGTGTTTTGTATCTAACACAGATGCAACAGCTTCACGAACATACGAACCTATCAACCAAGCCTGTGTGTCAAGATTTTCAGTCTTTCGTTCCTGCTCGATTCTATTCTTTTCGATATAAAAATCGAGAGCTTCAAAATCACCACGCCAAAATAAATCGTAACTCATTCCCACTGATAAAGCTAATGGACACAGTTCGTTATAAGCAGATGTATATGATTTATGAGGTAAATCTTCATCTACTTTATGACTGTAAAAACCTTTTTCGGCTTTTTGTCGTTAGTCTTTGCAAACGGAATTGACGGTTTCATCATATCAATTAACGTCTTAACTAATTCCTGCACGTCATAATCTTCATAAATCTGCTCTTTAAGAGCCGCTCTTTCCACCTGATTAATATGTGGATAATGCTTATAAAAAGCACCTTCTATGATAATATCATAAGATGTTACGAGCTTAGTTTCGATATTAGCTATCTCAAAACCTTTAGCTTCCATCTTTTTGATAGCTTCTCTATCATATGCGAGAATATACGTTTTGTCGTTCAACTCAACCTGTATTTCTTTAGGAATTACTTCCTCTTCTTCCGCAGGTGTGATGTCGATTACTTCTGTCTCCATAACTTCTGTTTCCATTACTTATCACTCCTTATCCTATTTTAGACTCTATTATTCTGATGCTGTAGTGTTCCAAGTAGGTTCGCCAGTAGCAGTAACATATAACGTAGTAGTAAGAACTCCGTTAATGCTTGCACCACCGAAACCAAGAGGAGAAGCCTTACCTGTGAAAGATAATGTTTCACCGATAGGGTCTGGAACTTCAATAAAGAACCATACATTCTTACCTCCAGCAAGAGCTGTTTCCTGTGCTGAAATAAGAGTACTTACTGCGGTTCTAAACTCAGGTGTGTCATTGGCTGTGAAACCTAATGCACCACCTGTATCTTTAAGACCGTCAATATACGTCTTAAATTCAAGATTGTCAAGTGTGGTTGTTTCATATGTCTCAGGTGATGAACCAATTTCCGGAATTTCAGAGATTCCCGGAATTGCAACCAAACCTGATGTTGGTTTTGTACCAGCTGTTGTTTCAACTGCATACTTTAATTTTATACCAGCTGTAATCTGTGCCATTTAATTACCCCCTTATAAGGTATTAGCATATACTTTATCATGTGTTAAATCTAACACTCCAGTGAATGTTAGAATATAACGTCTTACTGTGTTGTCATAGGTATATGGTATTTCCATAGGTGCAGATGTTCTACGCAACCCTACAATATCGCATAATACATCGTTTACCTTAAACCCTATCCTACGAACTACATCTGCATTAGATACGATAACATTATCTATCTTCTGCTGTTTAGAGTAAATCTCAACCTGATATGAAACTACAGAGTATTCTTCGTTATGGGTGTAAGTAGCTTGATGAGGAACATTGTCAATCTCACTTACAAAGATATAAGGTTGGGTGAATGTCGGCATTGTGGCAGGATATGTTGATACTATGTTATTTGTAGGAATACTTACGTCAAATTCAGTATTGCGTAAAGATTCCACAATCTCGCTCAGTAAACTTTTCATAATTTCAAATTCTCCTTAACCACTTGTCTGACTTTTTGTCTAATGTCGATTCCGGTGTTATAAACACATCGTCCGGCAGGAATACCTGTATGGAATCTGCCATTATAAAACCAACCAGCCTGACCTGTCTTAGAAGATACTTTCTTAAAGATAGTATCTATGTAGTATTCCCAGTCATACTCAGGTGCTAATGGGTGTGGACTTGCTTTACCCACCATACCAGTACCAAACTCAATATACATTACATCAGAACCGGTATAGGAAACTTTCTTTCCATTCGTTATATTGGTAATCTCCACAGACCCTCTGTGGTTATCGTCCAAATCTAACTTTGACACTCTTTCATTAATCTCTTTTTCTGCCACTTTTGAAAGTGCGTCAACAACAGTATCAGATGTTGATTCTAATGAATTGCTGAGATTGGTGAGATAACTTAACATATCGTCAAGACCTTTATCTCCATATACGAACTTATGAGTTTTCATAACAAACCCTCAAACATGACTTCGGTTACTTTACCGATGTCAACAACACTCTGTACTCTATAATCAGCGTCAAGACACATCTCATCTGAATCTGCGTTAGGTTCTGTGTCTATATAACATCTGTCCCCTACCTCGAACACATCTCCGATGGCAAGAGGGACTTTTGCTATCATATACTTTTTATCCACATTACCTATCGCTTGTAATAGGTATTCGTTAGAAAGCCGTCTAACGTCTACTCTAAGACGTATGGGTGTTTTAAAAACTTCAATATCAGGTTGTGTATAATCTCTCTTACACAAGAGAATCTTCCGTTTTTGTCTTTGTAGCATTGCGTTTTTTCTTTACAACCCCTACTTTTGGTATAATATGTGAAAGCCAATCAGGGGTTTCTTTGTATGTACGTGACACACCATTTTCCGTCATAGAACTCTGACCTTCAGCTCCCACAAGTGCGAGATACCATTTAGCACCCTCAATAACAAACCTGTGGTATTTAGCAGGTACATTGTCAAAATCAGACGCTCCATATCTTGCAGTTATTTCATCTTTTGCGTATGATATAGCATATTCAAGTTTTTCATCATCTTCAATATACTCTTCGAGGTCTGTATTCGCTATCAGCGTTTTCAGCATTTCTAAGAAATCCATTATACCACCTCGCTTAAATCAACCTTTTTACTGCGTCTTTTGGTTTCTTTTACCTCAGAAGATGTTACAGAAGTAAGTTCAAACATTTTGAGTACATCATTAAGACTCGCTGTTCTGTTCTTCTGTATCACATCAGAGGTCGGAGTGTTTGTTATAACAAGCTCCGAACCTCTAATTTCAACGTTAAAGATTGTTTTACCATCACAATAATAAGGTTTACCATCGTATATGTAAAACATACAATCCTCGTTTCTTTAACCGTTTGTGATAACTCTTGCTATTGGAATATTCTTCGGATTCTCTACAATAGACCAGTTAGCTACATCACCAAGCTGTGCGTCTGTTGGTGAAGAAGTGTAACCTGATGTTGGTTTAGTATATGAGAAACCATAAGGCATGATTGTCTTTCTCTGACGTGTAATAAGTGTGTCCTGACCACCATTCTTATATGGGTCACGATCTACTTCAACAGGGTGGTCAACAGAAGCATCTGCTGTTCTGATTGCACCATTACCAAAGAGATACGTTGTGTACTCCTTAGCTCCTGATACAGCAGATGAAGTTGCTACTGGGACACCATCATCAACTATTACTGTAAGACCGTTTATATCGGCAATATTAAGCTGACGCTGTATACCTGTTGGGTCTGTATAAGTTCTATACTTTAAAAGCTCAATCTTAGCAAGTGCGTTAGCTATCTGTGAGTGCATGATTGCCATTGAATACTGATACGCTTTATCGCCAGCAGCCTTAACAATTGCGTCACCGATAGTAGTAGCGTCAATCTTATTACCGTCTGTAATAGAACCTGAGCCGCTTGCTGAAAGATTCGTTGTGTGGTTTTCCCAATCTGTGTTGCCTGAGATGTTGAATATTGCATTAAGGATATTGATAAGCTGTTCCTGCTTTTCCTTTGCCCATATCTTAGATACCTTAGACTGAATTACAGACATTGGGTCTGCACCACTGTTGAAATCTCCGATAAAATCTTTAGCTGTTAAAGCCATAGCACGTCCGTAGACGATACCGCTCATAGTAGTACCATCAGTTTCGCTTGATGTGATGTCTGTAGCACCATCATAGTTTACGAAATTAGCACTAATGAGGTTGTAAAACGGCATAGTGTAAACATCTGAACCGTTTGAAATCATTCCTGCGATTGTAGCATCATTGACCATAGCACCACTACCAAGCATGGCTTCTGTGGTTATTTCCTGCAACTGATTCCAGTTATACAGAAATATCTCAGGGTCAAATGGATAACCTAAATAAGTTCCTGCCATTTAATTCTCCTATCTCTCCATGAAACTCTTAACGAGTTCTGGATTTTCTTCTTTGAGTTTAATCTGTTCCGTCATGGACATCTTATCAAAAGCAGCTTTATCAATCTTATTATCTCCACCACCTGATTGTGGAGTAGGGTTATCACCCATGAAAGATTCTTTGATACTATTGACAGTTTTGTTGTAATTCTCGATGAAAGTATCCACATTAGCTGATGTCGTTTCTTCGTTATCTGTAACAAGGAATGTGAGCATTGTTTCAGCCTGTTCTTTTGAAATTCCGGCAGCTACGCATTTTTCTAAAGCATTGAGTTTGTTCTCCCTGATAGAAACTTCTCTCAACTTTTCTTCTGCATCTTTGGTCAGAGCAGCCGCTTTTTCTTCTGCTGTGAGTTTTGCTTCATCTTCAATCTGTTTACGTATCTTCTTTTCAAGAGCTTTTTCATCTTTGATGTGCTTCTGTGATACTTCATTGACACGTCTGTCAAGTTCACTCTGCGTTACATAACCCTCTTTACTCTCTAAGCTGTCAAGTAAAGCCTTTACTGCTTCTAAATCAACATCTTCCCCTAAGAGAGCGATTAATTCTTCTTTTGTCATTATAATGTCCTTTCCGTTTAACTGTTATCCGTAAATCGTCTAACAATTCCCCGTTACTTTATCAATATTAGCAGTGGAATTTCCACACGCTAATTATTGTCATTATCTTCCTGAGTAAGTTCGTCAGGATTGTTTTGCTGCACCATTTCTGCTGCAATGTTACGTTTCACTTCTTCTGCTTCTTCCCAACGTTTAACAAACTCAGTGTTGTCTGTTGTTATATCCATAGCAGAAGCTACGTCTATCTTACCCACACCCATTGAATAGAGTGTAGCACCTGCTTGTACCTTACTCTGTAAGTTATCATTCTTATTTCTGCTGAATTTAATATCTACATCAATAGAATTTAAGTCAGGTACAATATTCTTACTGTGGAGTATGTTTAATGCAAGGTTTAATGACTGCATTTCAGCAGCTCGCCAATACATCTCTTTCTTACGTGCCACAAGTTCCAAATCTGCCCAGCCGTCACGCAACTTAACAGCATCACCTGTGTCACCACCCCCACCACCTCTTGTTTTACGGTCAGGGATACCTACCACTGATTTATATGATTCCTCAAGATATTCTCTAAGACCCTCTACATTATTAGCATCTAATGATGCTGTAATATACTTAGCGTCCTGATTTATACCCTGCTCACCACTAAATACAAGAGCATCACCACTTCTAAGGTCTGTCAGACTCTCATGTGATTCTTCGGGTATACCGAACAATACCAATATAGCCTGCACCACCTGTTCCACATCATCTAATGTGTTAGAAGATAGTGTGTTAATAGCGTCAAGTATAGTAAGTGCTGTCTCAAAATC